CCCAGAACGTTTTTAATGCGCCAAAGATAGTCTGAGCAACTTTAAGCATTGCTTCCCAGATAGGCTTAATTACTTTCCAGGCAGCATCAACAGCATTAACAATAGCATCCCTGATCTTAGGGAATATCTCTTCAAAGAACCCTTTTAGTTTGCCAAAGATAAATTTTGCAACGTCCGAAATGATATTCCAGATAGGTTCAACAATCGTCCAAATAGTGCGCCATGTTTCAGTCAACACTCCCTTTATCTCTTCGCCATGCTCCCTGAACCACTCAGTAAGACCACCGAATATTTCTTGAATGAATAAAACAATGCCATCAATGATTACGCCAACAGACTCTTTGATTAGATCCCATGTTTCGTAAATTTTGTCAGATATTGTAGGGCCGTACTCATCCCAGAATGCAGATATACTGTCAAAGAATGGCGCAAAGATTGATTCCACAAACTCACTCAGCGTTGCCAGTGAGGTTAGAATGCCGTCAACGATCATACCACCAATCTCAAGCCCTGCCGATATACCACCACTAATAAGCGGTATAAATGCGTTACTTGCGACCCTAGATAGAGCGTTTGCAATACTGCCGCCCAGATTTTGCCAACTTGTGAGTATTCGGCCGCTGTTTCTATCCCAAGATTCCTTTATTCTGTCCCATGCCTTGCCGGCGCTTGTTTTGATACGATCCCATGCCTTACTGGCTGCGTTAGATAGTATCTGCCATGCTTCTGTGTTACTAATCTTTGCAAACAAGTCTTTGAGCATATCGCCGATATTGCCCAGAATATTGCCCAAACCGCCAAAACCGGTTGCAACCTCTTTGTATATCGTGCCGGCCTCCGGCGCCGTACCTGCACCTGCTCCACCACCAGCACCAGCGCTGCCGGCAGATTTGCCCGTGTCGATAATCTCTAATTCGTCAAACCCTGCCAGCGACCGCTTCAACTTTTCATTTGCTTTTGCCGCCTTGCCAGCTGATTTTGTAGACGCATCAACACCCTTAGTGAATTGCTTTGTGGAACCAACAGCAATCATGACTGTTTTCTTGCCGGCCAGCGCTCCAAAGAACATAGTTAAGGCATTAAATGCTTGTGTTAGCTTACTGATAATAAACTCCAAGGCCGGCGCCAGTGCACTCAAAAGCGGTGCTACCATTGAAGCAAATGACCCTTTAAGCCTATCAACCCCGGCAGACAATCTATTCATCTGAGCGGCAAACACACTGTTTTGCTCTGCCATACGTTTGAACTCTTGCGTCACGGCATTAACAACACGCCTAATGCCATAATAGATAGACCTAACGCCCATAAACGCTAGACCTATTCGCAAGGCTTTCTTCATGCTCATACCAAGCCCATGAGTGGCCTTATTTGCAGCTTTCATGCCGGAAGATATCTTCTTACCTGCCTCTTTACCTGTATCACCCAGCTTTTTAGCCTGAGCGGCAGTTTTTGAAACTGACTCTTTTAGCTGTTCTTGCATTTGTCTTGCTATGCCGCCACCGCTAGCAGCACTTTGACCGACACCGGCAAGCGACCGCTCCAGCTGCACAACTTGAGCATCTGCTTGAAACGCTGCAAGTTTTAAGCTATTAAGTTTTGCCTCTGCCTGTGCCAGCTGCTCTGCCAGCTTGACATGAGCGCCTGTGCCCTCTGCTGTCTTTGCCAGCTCTGACCTGATCATGCTGACCTTTTTAGCCTGAGCTATGCGCTGATTGTCAATAGTCTCCCAGCGCTGACCGTACAGCTTTAGCTGCTGTTCCAGTTGCGCCCTGTCCAGCTCAACTTTGATCTTAGGCATTGTCATGTTATTGAATGCTCTTGTGGTATGCGTTACAGCAGCCTCAGCGCCCCGCTGTGCGCCTTTTGACAGCTCCTGATACACCATGTCACCCAAGCCATCAATGGCCTTTGTCGTCTCTTTAATGGCCGCCGTGACCTCTTTGGTAACGCCGGACATGTCAATGTTCATAGCCTGCTTGGGAAACTTGAAACCCTCCGACATGGCTTTTTGCATGTGTTTTGAGACTTCGTTAGATAACTTTGCAATATCTTTCAGAAACTGCTCATCTTCCAGCCGTACCCCTAATGAAACTGTGCCGGCATTATCGTCTGCTGCCATATCGTTTCACCTCACTTTTACTACTTAGAAAAAGCGGCCTTACAAGCCGCTTGAAAACTGTTTACTTGCGCTCTCGCATATTCCGGATCGTTGGCAATCATCTTTTGTGCCTGGCTCGTGCGCCATTCGTGCCGGATCCGCCTTTGTTCTGGTGTGTAATGCTTTAATCTGTCCTGATCTGTTTCCGACCGTATCTCAACAATACGGCCAAGTGGCGTGTCATGGCTTATGCCGGATAGCAAGGCTGCAAACTCCGACCACGGCATGTACTTTTCATGTCTTAGCCTGATACCGTACTGTTCAGCAAATGACGCCTCAATCAGTGCCCAATCATCGTATAAGTCATAGAATTGATTAATCTTATTCTGATTCTTCGGTTTTGAGAAACCTGGCCTCTGCGACCTCGTACGGCATTCCTTGGATTGCCGCTGAAATAGCAATCATTAAGACTGTGATCTGCGAAAAGCGTGTAGTGATGCCTGGATGATTCGCCTCCATCTTTTTGACGTTTTCCTTGCCCAACAAAGAGTCAAGTATTTTAATCATTGCGTCAAAGTCTGTGGTATCGCTCTTTTCAAATGCTTGTTGCATCTTCAAGATTGCGTTCTTATCATCGTTAATTTCGTATATCTCATCTTCAGCAATTTGGAGTCTAGGCCTTGCCGCCTCCAGTTTTGCCGAAATATCAATCAAGTTAGCCATCTGTTAGCCCTCTTTTCTTTGAGTTTTGTGTGCATAAAAATGACGGGACAAGTTGCCCTGCCCCGTCATGTGCGTAATCATCACTAGCTTTATGTCGCTGCGTAAATGTTGACCATTGTGGCACTTGCGGGGAAGATATACCCGCTTACGCCGCTGATCTTAACTCCTACTGTGCCCTGTGTCGGCAGACTAATAGCTAAAGTCCAGACCTTGTTAGCGCCTGTCAATGCGCCCTTAGTCGCTGAACCTGTACCATCTTCAAGCGTGATATGAGAGGCCAGCAAGTCAGCAACGTCTTTGTCAAGCGTAATCCTGATAGCCGTTGTATCTGCTGTTCCTGACGCACCACCTAGCTGTTCAAGTGACATGATTGTTACCACTGCACCGCCCGACTCAAGATAAGTCGGCTTGCCATCACTCGCAAGCTCGAACTCCAGAGCACTCACATTAATGCTTTCACCGCCGAAGTGTTTCGATACATTGACAACGGTATCAAAGATCATGGCGTCCCCGTTAGGGAACACTATCGCCGCTGTCGTTGAGCAATGCGTGCCGGTTTTGAGCGCCAGACCTGCAATGTAATCATTGCCAGGATCGCCCTGATTGCGCTTGCCATTCAACCCAATGCCGAATCCTTTACCCGTCATTAAGCGTCTGACCCAGCCTTTTTGTTCCATAGGCGACCACTCTTCAACATTTCCATCAATGGACGGTTCAAATGTTTCCATCTCTGCAATGGGTACCATTGCGTCAATAGCCGCCAGATTATGTGTTGCCACTTTGCCCGTAGTCGATATTTTGAACTCAATATCAAAAACGGGATATACACCTAAACTTGCCATATATCAATTATCCCTTTCTGAAATACACATCAAGATCAATGACGCACTGCCAATATTTGCCAGTTGTCATCTTTCCCGATCATGACCGGTGCTTGTCTTGCCATAATCCAGCAAGACTTACCGCCAATCGCTAAATTTGTTTCTAACGAATTTAAGCGCTTGAATATGTCAAGCGCTTTTTGTTCGCAAGCCACTGAAGACTCGCCCCAATGGACTAATAATGTTATTGACTTGATCCCCCAACCTGCCGGCTTACTGCCAACTGTTGTCGGCTGTACTCTGCCATTTCTGCGTGAATATACGCCTATCTGTTGCGGTTTATTTATGTCAATGTAATTGACGCCCCATGCCTCGTACGGTATCTCAGTAAAAACGCCCTCCAGGAACTCCAATACATCATTCGTGCTAATCATCATGTACCTCCTGTAAGCTCTTTCTTGAGAAACCTTGCATAAGCATTAGGAATAAAGTCCGCACGTGCATGGCCCGGCAAGTATGGATCCAGCCACCTACCGCCGGCATTGGGATTCTTGTCACGTCTGAAATTAAATTGCGGATTGAAGTACAGTTTTCTTGCGTATGGCGTGCTTGATATAAGCCTGATCAGACCTTCTACTGCTGAACCATAATCAACAAATGTTGACTCATTCTGCAAGTGTCCCGTATCAAACGGCATTGTCTGGCTTTGTATCAAGTCACCCCTGAGCGCTTCACCTGTCTTTTCCAGTGCTGTTATCTTTGCAGTATTGAACTTAGACCACCAACTCTGATTAGGCTTGAATGTTGCAGTGACTTTAACACTCACTTACACCAGCTCCAATCTCGTATGGTTTACCGTTCCGTCTGGATTGCGTGGCCGGCTGTACCCAATAATCTGTCTTTCCGGATAACCCTTAACCTCTGCAACCCCGTCAATGAACTGTACGCCTGGCAGAATGTCGCCCATAACATGAATAACACCTGCAAGCTGGATCCATTGACCGTCTGCATTTTGCACCCGTCTAGCGCTCTCAGAGTAATTGACCTTGCCCGACCATGTACCGGCCACTGTCGGCGCACCGTCCCTGCCTTTTCCGCCGTGTAATGTAATCTTGCAAGGCGTGACATCCCATTGTTTGAGATATGGTAACTTTAAGCTCATTACCTCAGCCTCCGATCTAGCAAGCCTGTTGGCATAAGAAAGGCAAGGGCAATCTCATTCAGTTTGTAATGGCCGGACAAAGCATTGCCGCTGCCGCCTGATCTCATTGACACCGATACGTCACCGATTGAGTAACTGCCTAACACTGCTGTCGTTTCTTCAATTCCGCCGTATTGGTAATCGTGATCAGCTTGAGCGCATACGGCCAGCTTGACTTGTTTTTGCGTAAAATCCGGCCATTCATCAAACGTACCAATACGGTACGAAGTTGCTTGATCTATTTTCCGGCTTGCATGTAACAAGTACGTGTCAACCTCAGCCTCTGGAATGACTGAGCCTTGATAATCGTCCAAGTAAAAACCACTGTCACAATATGCGCTCATGCTTACTACCTCTTACCTCTTTTCGTTGCCGGCTTTACAGCCTCTGCAAGTGCCGCTTCCAGCTCTGCAATCTTAGCCTTAGCTGCCGCCAGCTCTTTTATTGTTTCGTCATACTTTGTATAGGGCACGGTTTTACCATGCCCATAAAATAAGACTGTTTCGTTGCCCAAGCCGTCCTGCTCGACAATATCAAAGCCTTGCGCCTGATATGCCTTTGCGTCAGCTTCGACAATGGTTAATACTTTGTTACCTTTCTTTGCCAGATACATAACAAACCTCCGCTATTCTTAGCTGCCGTAAATGTCAACAAGTGTAGCTGCCGGGAACCTGTAACCAGTCAAGCCGCTGATAGCGACCGACACATTACCGGTAGTCGGGCTGGAAATAGCCAGCGTCCACTCTTTGGCAGAGCCGGTCAAAGCACCCTTAGTTGCGGAACCGGTGCCGGATGTAATCGTGAAGTGAGTCGCTTGCAAGCCTGTGACATCCTTATCAAAGGTAAACTTAATACCCGTTGATGGAGTGCCACCAGATGCGCCGCCCTGCTGTACTGCTGAAACAACCGTAATGACTTTTTCAGAGTAGATATCGACCATTGTTGCCATCGTCGGGAATGAGTATCCGGAAAGGCCGCTGACTTTAATACCAACATTACCCTCAACAGGACTGGTAATCGCCAGTGTCCAGACTTTGCCGGATCCGCTCAGTGCACCCTTAGTGGCAGAGCCAGAGCCGCTTGACAGTGTAATGTGGCTAGCTTCAAGCCCGACAACATCTTTATCGAACGTGATCTTAATGCCGGTGCTATTGACTGAGCCGGCAGTGCCGCCGACCTGTTCAATCGAAGCAATACCAACACCCACTGCGCCAGTGTCAACATTGATCTTTACACCGTCCAGCTTTTTCTCGATCAGGAACAAGTCACCATAACGTCTGTTCTGGTACAAATAACCGTCACCCTGAGTATGAGCGCCTGGCTGCCAGAGATAGATAGCTGAGTGCTTCTGAGCGGCAATAACGCTGCGTGGATGCAGCAGGATCATATTGATCTGCAATGCACCTTGCGCCGGCGCAAAGCCGTCCGTGAAGTCGTACAGAGTTTTGAACCTATCTTTAGGCACTGATACGATCTTGACCTCATCCAGCGAGCGCACGGCACGGTTAATTCTGCCGTCATTTGCACCGCTGACAACAAGTGAACGCTGGATCTGCTGAGCGTTTTTCAACATGGTATTTACAGTAGCCGTGACGTACAAGATGCGCCCAGACTGCGGCACCCCTGCATCGTCCATATCTTCCATGAACTGATCAAAGACGGTTAATACATTTGCCTCAGACAGTGTAGTTGTATCTGCTAACTGGCTGAAAGTCGTTACATAGTCATAATAGATCTTTGAGTAACGATAAGCGTCCAGCTCCGGTATTGCGTGTTCTTCCTCAAAGGTATTTGTGGTATTGGCAGCCGACAAAACCTGATTGGTTTCGTCCACGTCCATTGCGTCAACTAAGAACTCAATATCCCTGTCATGGGACAGCTCTTTGATTTCCCAGTCGTTATTGACAGCGCCTCTGTTCCATCCGCCACCTCTGTTATGCTCTTTGTACCCACTCAAACTTATGCGTGGGATCTTGACTGTTTTTGCTCCAACAAACTTAACGCCGTTATCCGTCAAATCACCTGACGTTAGCTCCCGTGCGTACTTTTGTTCTAGGTTTTGTCTAAACTGTTCTGCATAGTTAATTGCCATAATTCACCTCATATTTTTATTCTGTGTTGCCGAAAATTGCGGCAAGCTGATCTGAACTAGCATTTGGCTTTTGCTGTCCAGGCGACCCGACTTTGAAGCCTGGTCTGTCGTCTTCGTCACCGCTCGTACTTTTCAGCTCTGGAACGTCCTTTAATACGTCCTCAAGGGCAAGCCGTATAGCTGCACCGTCAGCGTTTCCGTGTTCGTCAACGTCAACCTGAGTCAAGTCCGCAAGGCGAATCAGATAATCAATCCGATCTGCTTTAACGTTTAAACCTGTGGCCTGCACCATTGCCTCTGCTCTGATAAGCACGTGCATTGGCCAGCCTCATTGCCTCTGACTCTTTTGCTTCATAGCCCTGCAATTTCTGTTGCAATGCTTGTAAGTTGTTACGGTCTGCCTCTTCCTGCTCAGCTTTTGCTGCCTTATAAGCTGCGAAAGCCTCTTCAGCCTCAGCCTCTGTCATGCCCTTTTGCTTGAAGTACGATGTAACCGCCGCTTTAGCCGCTCTCTCTGAGCGTGCTGCTGCTATGCGGTCTGCTTCCTCTGTGTTAATACCGGCATTCTGGCCGCCGTCCGCCGCTCCAGCATCTTTTTCGCCGCTGTCTGCGCCTGCGTTAATATCAGCCTCAGCGCTCGGATCCCCAGCGCCGTCCGCTAGATACTGCAAATTGATCTTTCCCAACATGCGTGTTGTCCCTCCCGTTTTCAGCCCGTCGGCCATATTTTTGCCAGTAAGCGGAATTGCACCGCTTGTATTGCGCTT